GGCATTCCAGGCCAAGTGTACATGTACCTTTGAACGTCTGGCCACTCCTCACGATCCCACACAACCGACAACCGGCGACTCGTAAAGTCGCGTATTGCGCCGAAAGCCTTATCGTTTAGCGTAGCGCGATCCAAACCAACAAGTTGGCAGACAGAAGCAAGAATGTCGCTAAACGGAACGGTCTTCATTGATAAACGGTACGGGAACGAACATTGGTTGGTGTCCAGCCAACGTGGATTTCTTTAGTTCCTCCACTATTAACTCGACACTCTGGATTGTCACGCAAAAACTCATCCATGAACGCTTTATCGTTCCAGCACTCGTATCCGAGCTTTTGTCCCCAGAAGTGATACGCAGTGGGAGGAATCCTTGCGGTAAGCTGACCCAATCCTTCAATTGACCTGTGCTTCTGCTTGTTGATCTTCTCGTTTTGCTTGGCTTGAACTTCCGCTTCAATACGGTTTTTTTGCCAGCCTTTACGCAACTCTTGCTCAAGCTGAGGCACTAAATCAGTAGGAATTGTAATCATAGTAAAAATGGTCCGCGTCTCTCCGTGGATTGTCACACCACTCGTCGTCCGAGAACTTTCGGACCATGCACTCCCTTATACAGAATGGCAGGTGTCGCAAAGGTGTCTCTGTCTCTCCAGAGTGTCACGCCTAGCGGGCTTCCGGCGTTCGATCCGTCCTAGTATACTGCGGGAGCGGGCACATACACCACTAAAGTAGGTGTCACTTACGAGCAACTACTAGGAGGAGTAGTCGAATTTCCCGAGGCCGAGCGGGTTGCCGACAACCAAGCCAGCAACTGCTTCGATCAAGCGAGCAGGGCCACCACCGTAATCTGGCAGTGCAGTGACGTTAGCGACGTTGCCGCCGTAGCGAACCTCGATGAGGTTCATGTCAAGCACAAGACCTTTATAAGGAGTTGGCGTCCAGCTTGTGCCAGACACAGTTCCGATGAACGTGGAAGGATGCAGACGCACCGTTCCGAAGTCACCTTGGAACACGTCCAAGCTCTGAATGAAGGTGTCAGCCGCAGCGTCACGCTGGAAGGTCTGCACCTTGGTAGCACCAGCAGCAAGCGTGTTAGTAGCATTGCTGACAGTCGTCAGAGCCGTTGTTCCGAGCAGGCCGGTGAAAGCACGCTTCAGGTCAGTTCCGACGATGGCGTCGAAGCTGGTGTAGTGACCAGTCTGGTCGAAGATCGACTTCAGAAGTCCCTGCACACCTGCATCCGTCAACCCGCTGGATGCACCAGTGAGGATCGAGGTCGTAGGAGTACGGAAGATCGAAGGGATGTCTCCAGGAGTTGGTGTGCCAGTACCAGCGTTGCTGATCCAGGTCTGCACACCAGCGGTGCGGTAAGCCTGAGTCGTGCCGTTGTCCTGCTGCGAGAGCTGGTTCGACGTGAAGGTCGCTTCCATGTCACGCTTGATGCCAGTGATCCCCTTGCTGACGTTGTCAGCCAGTTCGTCACGCACACCTGCGACATCAGCGATGTCCTGAGTAAGGCGGGACACGCGCACTGCACGGCGGAACACCTGTGCGTAGTTTGCGAGTTCAGCACGGTAGCCAACGACGTAGTTGTCGTAGGTGGAAACGTCCGTGCCGTCCACCACACCACCTACCTGAGGGGTAGGAAGCGAGTCAGACTGCCAGCGGAAGTACATATTTCCGGGCTTGCTGCCTTTGCGAGCCATCGACGTAAAAGGAGTGTCCTTTGCGTCAACGAGCGCAATCATGTCCATCAAGTCTTCGCGTAGACCGCGACCGCTAAGTTGGGGTTCAGTAAGAATAGCCATAAATAAGAGTAAAACTAAGTTTGATTGTTAAGGACTTACACAAGTCCCATTGCTTTAATCACGTCAGTCATCCCATCTCTTGAATTGTTCCTAACGAACGATTGCTTGGCTTTCTGAAGGTCCGTTTGAGTCGTCCGCGCAGGAGCCGCCTTAATGGACGGTTGCACTGGCGCACGCTTGATTGGTGCAGTTGATTTTTTCTGTGCTTTCTTTTCGCCGTAGGCTTTGATTCCCATAACTAATAATCCAGCAACATGTTTCCAATCTGCTCTGCGCTTCTTTAGCTCTGGGAACTCACGCAGAATCTGCTGAGCAGTTTGATACTCCTCAGTCTCTGGTTTGCTCCACCAAGGAAAGTCTTTTACCACTTCACCATCGACGTATGTCTGCTGTTGCAGATATTCCTCGCGGGCTGGCAGCTCGATTTCCTTGCGCCGAATCGCCAATCGTTTCATGCTGCGAACTTCCTGATCGGTTAAGTCCCGCTCAGATCCATCTGGTAGGGTAATTACTCCTCCATCTGGGTTCTCTTCGCACCACAAAATGACATCCAACGCTCTCTGGCGCTCTTCCTTCACCTGTTCGATGGTGGTTAAACGCTCGACAGCATCAGATACGTCAACCTGGCGTGCAGGAGCAGAAGACTTTGCAGTCTCAAGTTCTCTTTGCAGTTCAGATAAACGCGACTTTTGCGTTTCCAATTCAGCTTGAGCGGCCTTCTTCGCAGCAACTAACTTGTTGATGCGCTTCTGTACGCCTTTGCTTAACGAACTTTCTTCAACTTCAGCTTCTTCAATGGGCTGATCGGCTTCAACCTCAGCTTCCACTTCCGAGTCCACAATTGGCTCCTCAGTGTCAACCTCAGATTCAGCCTGCTCCTCTTTGGCGGGAGTTGCCTCCTTCTCGTCAAGGAAACCAGATTTAAGCAAGTCGCTAAGACTTTGCTGATCCAGCAAACCGAGTTTTTGTGCAACGGGTGTCGTTCCTGCCTCCTGACTCCCGGCGTCAGGCTGTGATTGTGTTTCGTTCATGCTAATAGGTAGCAAGTCCTTTATATAATCAAACCAGTAACGCTGGTTAGCCCGCTAGTGGCGTTATGCCAAATTTTCGTTATTAGTCAAGCCATTTAATTCTCTTGCTTGTCTTCTTAATTCAATAAGTGTGCTTAAAGTAAGATTAATGCCATCAGCTTGCCCTGCTGAATGTATTCTATCTTCTCCTTTGCAATCTTTACTTATAGCCATCATCCAGTGCTGTTCCTGCAACTGCTCGATAACTCTAAGCACTTCGCTCCAGGTATTGTTTTTCCCTGAAAAACCAAAGGCGTCCTTTTGATTTTCCGTCATACGTTAGAATTGTAGCGGTTGTCAACTTGCACAAGCGCCGGAATCAACTGTGCGCTTTTTTCTAGCAAGTCTGGATCTCCTCGCTTAAGTGGTTCAAAGCCTCTTAAAATTGGAATGCCCTTTTCCCACTTCTGCAAATTATCATAGTACGTTTTTACGTCTTTTGCGTTTTCAATCTGATAACGAAGTGTTCGTTTTGCTTCCTCAGAAAATCCAGAAATAGCCTCTTCCGTGTCTTTCTTTTGCGTAAGATCAAACAAGAAGTTTTTGAACTCTTCAGGAGACTCAAACCGCTTGCCAGTTTGCGAGTAGTATTCCCGCTGAACTTTTCCAAGTCCAGTAACAAGGTGGTTCTCTTGAGCCATGTATCCTAGATTTCGTATTGTGCTAGGATCGTATTCTCCGAATGTTCTAGATGGACGTTTTGCAAATGAAACGCTTGAGTCTGCAACGTGCCCAGCCTCATGCTCAAGCGTACTCTGCCAGTAATTCATTAAGTTTTGCTGAACCGCTTCTTGAGTTACAGCTTGTGGAGAAAAATTGTTTTTAATAGCATTTTGTTCGTTACTAACATAGTACTGTTGAAACAACGGAAACGACGGCATTCCAACAAAGTCTTTTGTCTTATTGTATGCTGGAACGTAAGCGTCAACTAAAACTGGAACCTGACGCTGTAAGTTAGCGTAGTACTCTTCTGGAACAGTTACTTTTGCAGCTTGATCCGCAGCAAGCATCTTTGCGTATTCAGATGCTGCTTGAAGTTGTGGTTGTGCCTGCTCTCCATAATATGGAGCAGCAACGTCATATCCAGACACTTTACCTTTTGCTGAGAATTCTGGATTTAGTATGTTTTGTTTAGCGTACTCTAAAAGGTTTGCGTAATCTCTAACTTTTTCTTTTTCCGCCTCATCTTTAAGACGTTGAACAAGTGCTTTTTCAGCCTCTGCGCTTCCCCAGTCTTGTTTTTGTTTTGGCTTTCCTGCCATATTAAGCTTGCTGTTGAGATACTGGAGTTACACCAATCCGGCCAATCTGCGCGTTCTGCTGCTGCATAATCGACATCTGCAAGCTCTTGACGTAGTTCTCAAACAGCGCACGGAAGTTCTCATCCTGCTGCAACGCAGCCTGCGCTTTCGGGTTAGCCTGCATAACCTGCTGCGTGTATTGCAGCTTAGTCTGTGCAGCAGGGTCGTTAGCTTGGTAAAGCGCCTCGTTGCCAAGCAACATCATGCCAATGTCACTCTGCACATCTTTGAACATTTGCGCACTAGCTTGCTGTTGGTTGACGATAAGCTCGCTTGCCATCTCAGGCGCGATAGCTTGAATCATCATCTCGGTGAGGCGCGTCCTGTTAAGCACGCCACCTGTGTCGAGTTGCGCGACCTTGGTAAGGAAGTCGATCTTTTGCGCGATGTACTCCTTGTCCATGTCCATCACGTCAAAGCGGACGTTAAGATCAAACTCATTGTGGATCTCAGACATACTCTGTGGCAACTGACCGCCAGTAATACGCTGAATTTCTTCTGGACTCATGTACTGGCAGCACAAGGCAAACATCTGCCTGTAAATGCTGCGCCAGCTAAGCAGCCAACTATTTACGAGCAACTGCTGCAACATCTGCGTCTTGGCCGGTGGCACCAATGGATTAATCGTGCCAAAGTAAGCAGCGTGATTTGCTTCGACGCGATTGATTAAGTTAAACGCCACCGTAGGTTCACGAGCCGGTGGCTCCATGAAGCTGTAGTCCGATGGGCTTACGACAGGGAGCTGTACTCCAGGGCCCACTTTGTTGATGGCACCAATTCGTTTGACGACTTTGATGGGAGGAAGAGTCGAGAAGGCAGTATGATCCCGGATGGAGTCGTGTTGCGCTTTAATCTCGTCTTGATCAGTGACAGCCAACTCGGGTATACCACGAGTGTCAACAACAGCACGGCGCAACTGCTCGCGACGGAACTCAACAAACGGGTATTCGCCGTGAGCGTAATCAAGGCGTTGATGAATGGCCCATGAGGCTGCATCTTCCTTTCGATTTGAGGCTGCTTGCGGACAAAAAACGGTGAAGTAGATCGCAGGCGCTTTTCCGTCGAGGCTTTTGGTATAAGCATAAACAACCTCCACCATGTTCATGTAGTTTACACCGTTGTAAACCAACATGTTTGTTGTTGGCAGTAGGTTGATGTTGTAAAAAGTACTGCTCTTGCCGATCTGTTGCAACGCACGATCAACCCAAGCTGGATCCCAGCCTTCCGTCGTGATCTTCTCGCGCAACTCAACCTCAGACATCCATGTTCTGCGATAGATTACCCGTGATCGCTGCAAATCAGCCGTCTCTGGTGGAACGATGATCTCATCCCAAGGCTTAAGCGCAACGATCTCGGGAAGATTACGACTGACGTACTCTTGGTCATACGTCGCTACGCCTGTTTCAGCCATCTCATTAACCATGCGCTTAGCTTCTGAAGCATCAAGGTCAGGGATTGCAGCTTGAAGAATCGCAGCAGCTTGATCAGGCGCATCGAGGATCATCTGTGGCAACTCAGCCAAGACTGACCCTTGTGCTTGTGCAGCCATCTGGAACAGTTCTTGAGCGGTAATCTCTTGTGTACGCTTGCTGATGTTCTGCTGCCAGCCCACAAAGAAAGCGCTCCAGCCGTACTGCAAAGCGTATTGAGCGCCAAGCTCAGCCTCTTTACGAAGCTCCTGCGGCATCTTAGAGTCGCGAATCCAGTGCAAAAGATTTGTCGCAATGCCACTCATCGGCGCATCGTCAAGCGTAACACCAGACGCTCTAATGGTTGCACGCTGAAACGCAGTCACTAGCAAAGCTGACAACTCGTTACAAGAAGAGTCGATAAGGCGATTGCGAACGTCACTTGCACCTTCAAATGGCCATGCTGGACTACCCTCGGGACGCGAATTGCTGTGCTTTTTGCCGTCATCAGTCTGTCCAGCCCATCTGGAAAAACGAATATTATCAAACTTCGTTACCAAGTTACCCTGCGACGAGTTAATCATTGAGCGATTGTACTCGCTCAACAGCTCGCCAATGTCAGGCGTATCTGAAGCAATAGCTAAAGGGTCAACTTGTGATATCATGTTAATAACTTCCTGTCATAGACATTCGTTTGGACTGTTTTTCCCAATCCAAGCCGCCAAAATATATAGGCTGCATAACAACCATATACCCTAAGGCGTCAATTGGATCTTTACTAGCACCTTTTTGTCCGTCTTGTCCAGTCCATTCCTTTAAACTGTATATTAAGTTTTGGCAAGACTCGTGAATCATTAGTTTTGGATGGTTTACACCTTTTTCCATTGGTTTTTCTCTATTCCATGACAAAAGATCATTAATTAATAGCACTCGCTCCTCAATTGGCAGGGCTGCTGAAGGCGTAAAGATAAGCGGATTGTCAGCCTGACTAAGCAAATCAAGGACAGTAACGCCGCCGTCCTTAGTGATCGTCTCTGTGCCAGCCGTCCGAGGGTCAATCCAACGGTCCACAATCATCTCACGCTTGTCTCCGGCTGTCTCTAGGCTCCAGATAAGCTCGGTATATTCGTTCACCCCACGGCCTGCACCAGCCTTCTGTGCCGGTCCAGCTCGTCCGTCGGCCTTGTCACTAGGCAGCGCCCATTCGCCGTAGCTTTGGTCCGGCCATTCACGGTAGACCCATAGTATACCGTACTTGTCTACCCTAGCCCAAAGCATAAACCAGTTCCGAGCACCTGCTGGATCGACCGCCATATAGTTACTTCCGTCAGGAATAACGTCCTCTGCGTCACCTTTCCACAGGTTATGGTCACCAAACATGGGGAATTCGGAACCGGCTGTCTGATCTGCCCAACCATAAGCGCGAATCTTAATGTCGTGGCTGGAACGGCCAGACAGCTCTTGCTTCATGCGCTCCCAGTTGTTATACGGGTTTAATTCGGTATGATACCAGATACAGGCGTGTCTACCGTACAAGTTCTCTGCTTGGTAGGGCATTTCGCCTTTGGGGACCGTTAGAACATTGTTATTGGGTAACAATGGAGATTTGCGGGTAGCCGTGACCTTGGCGCTGTTGATGTACTCCTTTACGACCTGGGTGTACCCTTGCACCGGCGTAAAGGTGACGATGAGTTTACCGGACC